CGCTGCTGCCTCCTGCTCAGGACTTAGTCCTAGGAACCCAGCAGCACCCCCCTGCAATTCTGGGGTGGCCCCGGCAGGTGGTGGCGTTTGTGAAAATAAATCGGGGTTCTGTGCTTTGACTGCCGCCATCCCCCTATTATAATCATCCATAAACTTGCCGGGATCAGCTTTAAGGGCCGCTTCGCCTTTGTTGTAGTTCGCTTCAAAACTTGCTTGTGTGATTTTAGGACCGAGCGTCTGTGCTTTAATTGCTTCCATCTTCTTTTGATACTCAGCAACCGCATTGACGGGTGCCTTTCCGGCTCCCGGAAATTGGTCAGCAGAATCTGGCTTCCCGGCAGGATCTGGCTTTGGTAGCATTGCTTTTATCTTCGACACAATTATGCCGACCATGTCTGTGGGGCCAGCCTCCTCCATGTCCACGCCAGCCAATCCCGGTCCACCCGATCTCCAAGCCTTCTCAGCCTCCTTCATTTGTGCGGCTGGCATGCCTGCTCCTCGTGAAGCGGTATCGGCTTGCTTGGCTTCTGCCTCCAATTCAACTTCCGGTTTCAGTGACATAAACTCTCGGACCCGGGCCATTGCCTCCGCACTCCCGGTCTCCACCGCACCTATGCCTTCCACCTTGTAGACTACTCTGGCCCTGACGACATCCGGAGTCGCATCATCAACCGCTTTGGCTGCTTCTGAGGCTGCGCTCTTGGCGTCCTTCACGGCTTCCTCGCCATCCACCCCGAACTTCAAATTGAACTCAGGACCCTTATCAATCACTGACTGGAATCCCGACAACGGCCCTTTCAGGTTCTTGGACTCCTCCGAGATGATATCTGAGGCTGTTTCTAAGAAGTTCATATTCTTGGAACCAGCTTGGATGTCTGCGTTCATCTGTTTTACAAAGTCATCCATGCTTGGCGCTCTTCCGGAGAAGATGCCCTTGATAGTCTCCCAAGCGGCAGCGGCAAAATCAAGCAACAAGCGTGCTGCTTTCCGGACCCCTTTGTATACCCACTCTGGGAGGGTTCCCGTGAAGAGTCTTTGGAACATCCCGCCAACCCAACCTGCGAAGGCATTGAAGAGTCTGAACGCAGTTTTGAGACCGATGAAGAAGTTGTCAGCCATGTTCGAGACGAAAGCCAAAATCATCCCTACCATATCTCTGAGGACCGCTTCCCAGTTGGTCCCCAACCACGCATATAGGATATGCATATTCTCTTTGAAGTTGACGAGGAACCCCATGGCCTTCACCGCAAATTCCTTCACAGCCTCCCACGCAGCCTTCCAAGGCACGAGGAAGTAGGCTGCTGTGCCAATCACTGTTGCGATGACGGAACCGTAGATCAAAATGACCGCAATTACGGCTCCAACCGGGCTGAAGATAGCGGCGATGGCGGCACCAATAGAACCGATGAGGCTTATCAGACCTCCGATGGCAACACCGATGAATCCAAACAGCATGAGAATAGGACCCGCAACTGCCAGGACTCCGGCCACTATCAATATGAACTTCTGAACCCCGGTGCTGAGGTTTCTCCACCAGGCGACTACGCTGCGAAGTCCGCCAAGCAACTTCTTGATCCAAGGGGCAATCAACTCCCCTATATCAACCATCATGACCTTCAGTTCAGACAGGGCCTGGTTCCAAGAGAATTTGAGGGTGCCGGATGCCGCATCAAAAGCCTTGTCCAAAGACCCGGTGGTGTTCTTCATCCTCTCGAAGATGGCGACGTTCTCAGCAGCGTTAGCACCTACAAGATCGAGCACGCCTGACAAGGCCCGGACGTTGCCGAACACTTGTGCCGCTGCTGCGTCGTTGCCTTCAAACTTATCCTTGAGGGTAGTCAGAACCGATATCAGACCTTGATCCTTGATCTGTTTTCGGAGTCCCTTAGCCGAAAGACCCATGCCTGTGAGGGCTGTCTTGGCTTGTCCGGTAGGCTTGATGAGTGAGGCTAGGATTTGCCTCAACTGCATGGAGGCTGTATTGGCCTTGGTACCCGTTCTGGTCATGGCTGCTACTGCCGCACCGACCTCTTCAAACTTGACTCCCATTTGCGATGCGAGAGGCAACACCATACCCAAGGACTCAGCCAACTCAGGTGCCTCAGCTTTACCCTCTCTCACCGTAGCCACCAGGACATCAGTAGCCTTCTGAGCGTTCAACGCATCAGTTCCATATGCGTTCATAGCTGAGGTCAATAGGTCGGCAACCACCTTGGTCTCTCCCAGACCTCCCGCAGTACCTCTGGCGGCCATCTCCAATGCTTCCATAGCATCAGCCCCTCTGAGACCGGCTGAGGTAATGAAGAACATGGCGTCAGCTAGTTCAGCGGGTCCTACTCCGGTCGCACCCGCCAGGTCTTTGATCTTGCCGCCGAATGCGTCCACCTCATCTTTTGCCACACCCACCAACCCCACTATCTTGGACAAGCTGTCTTCAAACTTCCCGAACTGAATCGCAGCCATTCCTCCGAGTCCCACGAGAGGGAGAGTCAGGAACATACTCATCCGCATGCCCATAGCCTTCGCTGACCGACCCATGGCCAGAACCTTGATCCCAAGACGGGTCACGGCTGCGCCCATCAACTTGATGCCGGCAAGGAACTGCGTCGCCACCCTTTTGAAGACCCGGCCAACCCCACGCAAAGCATTCTTGAATACACCGGTGGAGGCTGCGGCACGCCTGGTCGTGCGTGCGGCTCTCTCCGTCTCGACCTCAGCTTGCCGGAGCATACGTTGATAACTGGAACCGTCACCCATCAGACGGACGATCAAGCGACCAATTTCAGCTTCGCTAGCACCAGCCATAAGACTCTTTCAACTCAACCCTACAATTGCTTTCCATTTTGATTTTGATCGTGCGGCAGCTTCCTCGACCGTGGCAGCTGGGGCGTGTTCCGCTTCCGCAAATTCGAGTTTGAAATCCTCCATCTTGATATGTCTTGGCTTCTTGGATAGGACCCTCCGGATCTCTGCAGCAATCTGCATCAGGTAGTAATCACTGGGTTCAGGTCGGTTCCATTCCTCATCCAACCACCTCATCCACACCACAAACTCCCGGTGAGTATGCTTCTCCATACACTCCCGAAGAGACATACCCAAGTGGCTAGCTAACTTGAGCCATCCGTGGTATCTGATGACCCGTTTCCCACTGTCTCCTCTTCTTCATCTTCTCCCAATTCGCTGATAATCTTGGCCCTCTCAAACAGAGCCTTTTGAATCCGTGCCGGCCACTTCTCGATGGCCGCAACGGGCACCCGCTTATCCTTGTTGTCAAACAGGCAAAGGCTCACCAGAAGAGGCTCAACACTTGCGATACCCTTCAGGGCAGTTGGGATTCCTCCCGGGCCCAATTTGGTACACTCGATCAACGCATTACGGTACTGGCAAGCCGCACCCCCAGATGCCTCCCGGAGGATGTAGGGGTTGCCTCCGATGGATACCGAAACCTCAACAGGTTCCAGGTCATCGAACACCATGTCCGCAATCACTGGCTTCTTCTTTTCAACCTTCTCAGTCTTGTCGTCGTTCATCTCTCGCTCCTCCAGGTTTGGACTTCAATGACTACGTTCCAGTAACCTCCGTCAGCACCGGGCCGGCCTCTGTTCCGAGTGAAGCTGGATCGGTATTGGTTGGCTGGATTGTGATGGATGCTTCGGGCTGAGTCCCTTCCTCAAGATCGGAAGGTTCAAAGGTCCGCAGGTATCCGAAGAAGGCCAGCGTGCTACCATCCGGGAAGTGGATGGTGATCGTGGTGTTGGTGTTGAGAATAGCAAGGACTTCATCGTACACATCCGGGTCCCAGGCAACGGTAGTTGAGACCTCTCCGAGAGTCACCAGGCTGCGAGCACCAAACGTCCGGTAGGTGTCGTTGTGCATGGTGCTGTGTTCGATGGCGTCTCCTCCGTCCAGACTCGGAGGTGTGACGGACTTCTCCCAGAAGGAGATGTCTGTGTCAGCGGCAATGTTGATCTGGGTTGAATATCCGTCCCCGAGAGGGATACCCAACGGGGTGGTTCGCGCAGCAGCGGCTGGTGCAGTCATAACAAGACTCCTTGGGTCAGTTTGAGGCTATGTGATTTGTCGCATATCGACTACGACATTGAGGGTGAAGATGTTTCGATTGGTGCTGATCCCGGTTATCCCGGAGACCTCCTTGCCGAGTGCGAGCACGCTCCCGGTTCGAGATACGGAATGGACGGTGTAGGTGGTACTGCTTATGGTCACTGTGTTCTGGTATGCTGTCTGATCGAGAGTCACGGCGATGGTCTGAGCCTTTGTATATCCATCCACCGGGTTGGCGTCACGTACCCGGATCTGTATACCGTAATGCTCTTGGACCTGACCGTCTACGTGGAACCGTCCTTCCACCATTCCCTGAGTGTCGAATACAGTGATGACGCTGTCAGGGCTATTCGGCTCCCGGGTTGCGTAGATGGGCCATGACCCGGAGGTGGAGGGAGTGGTACCCAGAGACAAGTCAACCATGAGGTTGCGGACGATGTCGGAGGGTGCGTGGACGAGGTTGCCGCTCATTTCCCACCACCCCGTTTCAGGACGGTGTCTGCCGATCCCTTGAGATTCCCTGTATCCACGGGTACCAGCTTCTGACTCTCCCTCTGAAGTCTGAGACCCGCAGCATACAGGGACTTCCCCAAGTCCCCAGTCCGGTCATACATCTCCAACGCAACCCTCCCTAACTCCTTGCGATGAGTACGAGCCGGACCCTCTAGGAACTTGGCTTCACCGACTGGGTGGTTGGCAGTTTTGTTCTCGTGAACGTACAACGCATAATTGACTCCGAAGTACCCCACCTCAACGCTGGAGTCATCCAGAGCCATCGACTGCTTCTCCAGCTTCTTGAGAGCAGACAGAACCTTCTTCATGCCGGTGATACTCGTCATCTGGATCCGTCCCCGGGAGGAGGTATTATGTCCACGTCAATTATCGGGATCTTCTCGATGATCTTAGTTGCCGGCACCGCCGGTGGTTCTGATTTCTGAAACATAAGAGATCCCAACCCGATTCCTCCGGAGAGGATACCGGCACCCAGCAGGGCTGAAGCCCAACCCGGCATCCCGGCTGTCTCCGTCTTCACAACAGTTAGGTCTCTCACGGTTTCAAACGGTATGTCAAGAGCCTTCGCCACCGCCATCCGGCTGAGCCTCTGATCTTCGATAGCCGACTCTTGAAAGTCCTTCCAGTTTTCGTGTATGTTGCTCCTTGATCCGTTCTGCGAATTGGGCATCGCTCCCTACCTGTTCCAAGGCCATCGCATCCGACTCAGCAGCCCAATCGATGGACTCTCCGAGTCGGACACGATCAGCCAGTGATTGGATATGCTCTGAAGGTTTCATCAGGACCCAATCGGAGCCTCCCTGTGAGACACCTGGCGAATGGCTGCGGCTTGAACTGGGTCAATCTCATCCATCTTCTTGGAGAAGATTCCCCGCTGGAGGTCACTGGCCAGAGCGAACATCTTGCCCATGCCATCCAAAGTAGTTGCCTGCGATCTTGCGATCACTTCGTTGAAGTTGACCGAATGTCCTTCACCCGGATGTGTGTCTTCAGCCATGAGTTCACTCCTTCTCTACTGGTCAGAAATCTTCACACGAACGGTACTCCCCGTCCGTACACTGTTGACCTCCCTGTCTAGTTTCCCTTGTCGGAATATCTCAACCTTGATCACACCATCTTCTCCCGGCTCACCCGGCTCCCCGGACTTGCCTGGAGCACCGTCCGATCCCGGAGGTCCCGGAGGTCCCGGAGGTCCCGTAGATGCGGTCAAAGTATTCAACTTGTCTTCTAGCTCCCCTATGCGCTTCTCTAGCATCCGGATTCTACGTGTGGATTCCCTATCAGGGAAAGTGTCCCCGTCACGGTATAGGCCCACGGGGATGGGTTCCCGGCCATCCCGAGGATAGGAGGAGACGGACCCCGGGGAGAGGAAGTCACGCAATTGTAGGAGGCTGGAGGCTCCTAGGCTCTTGAACTTCTCACCGTCAGACCGGGCCGTGATGCCGATCACCTCTCCAGAGGAGGAGAACACCGCCCCTCCGGAACTGCCCCACGAGAACTTCCCGCCCTTCACCCGATACCAAGTCCAGCTGTCTTCCCGTTCTGAGTTGTACTCCAGTTCAACTCTCTTGGGCTCCCCTGAGCCTCCGGATGTTCCCGGGAATCCAATTGCGTACAGACCGGAGGGAGTGAACTTGGATGCCACCGGGGAGACCGGGACTGCTTTCAGGTCCTTCCCGGGAACCTCAAACCGGAACAGCACCAGGTCCCACTTCTCTGAGTTGGCGAGAATGGTTGCCTTGATCTTCGACCCATTGGCCCGGAACACGGTCAAGTCCTTCTCCCGTTTCTTCAAACAGTGAGAAGCGGTGAGGCCGAAGACAACACCCCGGCTCCCCTTCTCCTCCTTATGGATGAGGACCCCGCTACAACTATGTTCCTTGCCCTCAATCCGGATACAGGATGGATACTCCCTCGCATGGGCTCCGGAGCAGAGGAGGATCGTCACAATCAGGGAGGAGAAGACATGTTTCAACTCGCACCACCTTCCAACCGGACAATCCTCTGTCCGTGTTCTGTCAATTGACTGTCGTGAACCTTCCGGTCAGCGTCGCATTCTTGAGCGTGCTTCACTAGTGCGTCGTGAGTGTCGTTCACCTTCGGTATAATCAACCCCAGCTTGGTATTCATCTTGCTGGCAAGCCAGACTCCCGATCCCAACAACCCTAGGATCGAGACAGACAAACTCCCTAAAGCAATCCATTCTCCCGGGGTCATCATATAGGTTATCCAGTGGCTGGTAATTCGTTGCTGAGTTTCATCAGAGATACTGTGCGCCTGAATTCCCGATTCTTCAAGTCGGGAATCTCAGAATACCCCACCACTGATCTCAAGTCCGTCGCAGGGGAAGGAACATCAGCCAAGGCTCCGAGCCACATGACGCTACCCACCGCAACGGTCTGGTCAACTACTGCGATGGAGTCAAGAGCAATCGTGTTCCCCTGCGCGTCAAGGGATTCTTTCTGACCCGTCTCCCACCTCACGTTCAACTCGACCGGGGAGCCAATCGTAGGGTCTCCATAGTCATCGAACCCGGAGGTGGTCCACAGCACAGCCTTCTGATGTAAGTCAGATACTTCGATTGCGGGCATCAGTCCCGGTCCTCATAATCGATCTGGGTGCTGGGAGCCTTTCCTAACCATAGGAGACTGGCCTTGCCTCCCTTGTTCCTGCTGGCCAAGCATCCAGTCGGATCGAGAGTCATGGCTGTCTGACCCCACACTGTGGATTCGAGACCCATGCCCGTCTGACCTTGAAAAGTGGCTGACGCCTTCTCAGTTGCCTTCGAGGAATACTGAGGATCTCGGTGAGCGTAGAAATGAGCCGCTAGCCATGTCTCGATCTCACCCAATTGAGCGGCAGTCAGGACGTTATCCTGATCGCACTTATCATTGATCCAATCCACCAACGTGTTGGCTGCTCGGATCGGTACGGTGGTTGAGATCGTAGGGTCAGAGTCGATGATGGCCCTGACGTCGGCGTCTGATGCACGGAGTGCCATAAACTCTCCCCTACTCTACTGTTCCAAAGCAGCCCGAACTGTGGAGAGAATCTCATCTTTTCGGGATACTCCCGCCAAGTCAATCTCCTCCTCTTCAGCGAAGGTCTTGAGCTGGACGACAGTCATATCATCGAGGTCATCGGACTCTTCCCCGGAGTCCTCATCCTCTACTGCCGGCGTTGCTGGAGGAGATGCTGAGGGGACATCAGCTACTCCCCCCTCCAGCTGCTCAAACTTCTTTGCGCCCGGAGAGTTGTGTCGGTTCAGATCGGATGCGCTGTCAACAACGTCTCCGGCCCGATACGTTTCACCACCCTCTGAATGCTGTCCCCGAAGTACCTTGAATTTCATGCCTCGCTCCTCTTACATGAGATCAGTATCGTCCAGACCCCCTCTTCATCAAGAAGTAGTCCCGTGAGCAATGCCGCAGTTGCCGTTGTAGTCGCTGCGAATCTGCGGCACCTGGATCGCCATAACCTTGAAGTTCAGACGCATCCCGCCAACCGACTCCCACTGGACCGTCGTGAGGTCCATCCCGCTGACGGCCCGGGCAACGTCCGGAGTCATCTGGACAAGGATCACGACATTGTCGGTCGTCAGGAAGTCTAACGTGCGAATGTCGTTGATGCCGTCCAGAGCCAACAACCGCTCACGCAGACTTCTATCCGAGTTTGCCTTGAACTCGTCATCGAGGAACTGAGCGTAGTTGGCACTGACGTAGGCCATGAAGGGACCGTAGAACTTGCCATCATAGAGCAGCTGGCGCAGGGCCAACCAGTCGTTGAGGATGGTTCCACCATTACTCCCGGTTGGAGCAGTCATGTCGGTCTTGGTGATCCGATCCGGATGGGTGGTATACCCGTACACGGTCGGTGCGTTGCTGTAATCGGCAGCAACACCGTAGCTGGGACCAGCGACGGTACCAATCAGGGTCTTCTCGATCATCTCAGCCACCCGTCTGCCGGCAGCTTCTCCCATCGAGGTATCCAGCGGTGTCCCGGTGTTCCGGGAGACGGCCAAACGACGGGAGGAGAACCAGAAGTCAGAGTGAGTGATCG